CCCGACGTTTGCACCCGTGCCAGTCTGAACCAACGATTTAAGCCGCAAATAAAGTCGCTTGTCGGTTACGTCGGCATTTACAACTTGAAACGCCGCCGGATTGTCCATTAATTGCGGTAAAGCCGATTGCAACAAATTGATATTGTCGAACGTCTTAAACTTGTCGGAAACAAACGCCCGCAACATTCCGCCGCCGGTTAACCCGTCCGGATTGTCATGCGTTCGCAACATACGAACAGCGGGTTTTTTTTGCCAAATTGCATTTATAAGCGCGTCGAATTCCGGCGAATATTCGGCTTGCAACCGGCGGGCCGTTCTAGCGTCAATATCGGCATGGCTGGCAATTTGGCCAAAAGCCACATCATTTACATCAAAAATTTTGGTAGGTTCACCGCCGCGCTGTTCAATCACAACTTGGGGCCGCCCATTGTCCGACGTGATTTTCTGTAAATCATGCGTCGGTGCCAGATAATCGGCGGCGCGGGCATGTTGGTCCTGCACCTTTAAAAGCAAATTTTGAAGCGAATTTTTGTTGTTTTCGATAGTATGTGTCATTTTCTCATTTTCCCGTAGTTGTTAAAAAACCGGCGGGGCAAAACGCGCCGCCGGTCATTTTCATATCAGATTATGCGATATTATGCAATATGAAATTTTTAAAATTTCTATTCGGCCCCTATATCCCCCGCGACGTGGTGCCGGATAATTGCCCGTGGTGATAATGTTTTGACAAAAGCCCGCAACTTGTCGCCGTCCGATTGTTCTTGTTCTTGGCCAGCCGTGGCCGTCCAATGTAACGCAACATTGCCGCCCGCCGCATAACACCCGCCGCGCTCATTATTTTCTATTTTTCTCTTTTTCACACCGTGGCCAGTAAACCCGACAATATAATCACGATTTAGGCGGGCGCATAACGGCTGGCCATTGCCGCAGTTAACACACCCGACACTATCTAAATATTCGGCGGGGCATCTAATGACGCGAACGGGGGCCGGTATATCGTCACGGGTGATGACCGCAAACTTGCCATTTTTCCAAAAAGATTTTTTAACGACTGTAACAACCGGCGCGATTTTATTGGCGCATATTGCCACGGCTTCGGCCAAGTTATCGGCTGAATAGTTTATTGTCGTCTTATTCGGGGCCAGTTTTTGCGCCCAATATAACGGGTGAAAATGTGAATAAGTGAAACTTTCCCCGCGTCGCGGCTTGGCATCTAGCACGGCGTCCAGATAATCAAAATCTATTTGACCGGCACCGCACCCGCGCCCGCTATCATTTAATTTGCAATCGGCGGGGCAGGTTCCAAACTTTTCACCATTACCGGCGCGATATGTGACGGCCAAACCCGCCGTTTTATTGGCCGTTGAATTTTTAACAGTTTTAAGCATTTTTCTATTTCCCGTAGTTGAATGCGATTTGTCCCATATATAGAAAAAATAAAACCCCGTCAAGATATATTGACGGGGCCTAGTATTTTTTAAAATTTTATCTTCGACGGCGGCTTATATGTCGCGTCCGCTCTTGTGTGTGCTTTTCCCAGTCCGGCCCGTATAACAAACGGCCAATGATAGAAAATATAAACATTTAGTTTTTTCTCCCGTGCTAGTTTATGGTGTGGCCGGTATGTATCCAAACCGGCGCGGTGGTTTCAATCCAAACTTTGGCCCCACAAGATAGGGGCTTGTCTGGCGAATATACAACGCGAGACAGGCCGTCAATTTCTGCCGCGTATGTATAATGATTTTCTTTGCCGCACTTAACAGTAATTGGCGGATTTGCTTCGCCATTCTTTTTGTTTGCACGAATGACGTGCTGATTTATATGAATGCGTTTTTTTCTCATCGTTCATAACTCCCGTAGTAATTAACGATAGCTTTTACATATAGGATTATGTGGGACAAATCAAGTCAAAAAGCACATCCCAGTTAAACTTGCCTTTTTGATGGTGTATCGGCTCAACGGATTGCAAGCCGTCCATTTTTAAATCAACCGCCGCGCTAGCAGGATACAAAAACATTTCCGGTTCATCTGTCGGTTTGTTTTGTTTCTTAATCAATATCCATGACGGGCTATGTTGATGACGAGATAACCACGCCACTTGTGACGGCTGTAACGTGACCCCGTTGCTTGTCAGAAATTTAAGTTCCACAAAATGAAACACACCAAACTCGTCACATATAAGCAAGTCTGGTATTCCGGCTCCCACATAGTTCTCAATCCGCGTCAGCAGTAACTTCCGCTTCGACCTCTGCGCCGCTTCCTTTATCTGCTTGTAAAAGCCGCTTTCTCGCTTTGTTGCGATTACTGGGGTTTTCATCTTCCGGCGTGACATTGATTGTGACTGGGGCATAGCTTTGCTTGAGTTCCTCTAACGCTTTCAAAACATCCTCTTTGCTCATACTGTCGATAGAGCCATGACGGATTTCTGATTTGTTGACGTATATGTCCCCCTGCGCTTGTCCCCGTCTGTATTCAGCTTGCACGGCGGCACTATATGCACCGTTCTGCAAAGCCAAATCTCGTATGTTCTGCAAATCCCTGACGTGCCGGTGAAAGGTGATGCCATACTTTTCGTCAAGTTCCCGCCGATAAGACTGTATGGCCGCCACGACGTGCGGCGATATATGTGGGTTTGTCAGTTCATAAGCCCTGCTATGTGCAGACGTTACAGCATATCCAGCATTGATAGCCGCCTCGCGTAACGTAATCTGCCCGTCTTTACTCACCAGTTCTTTTACAAAAAGTTCCTGCTTACAAGTTAGGGGCTGATCCACGCCAGCCGGTGGTCTGCCCCGCCGTTCTCTAGGTTTTCCTGTTATCTTACCCGCCGCTATCCTTGCCATAATACCACCGTTAAAAAGGTCACGTTCAGATATTAGTAACGCAGAACACTATATAGAGCAAAAAATATTTTTTATAAAAACCAAAATTTCAGCCAATAAGGCCGTTTTTGAGGTAACACTATGAAAAATAGGTGTTACCTAGAAGTGTTACTTTTTTTTGTTATATATTTCAACAGGTAACATACAAAGGTAACGCGGTAACACCGGTAACACCTACTTTTACTAAAAAATATTTTTTTATTTTTTGAGCCTATATAGTGATACCGTTACTAAAAAAGCGCGACCCGTGGGCCGCGCTCTCTAAGCTATTGTTCTTGTTGACTTTTCACCCATTGCTGGTGTGATCTATCAAAGTAACGCAACCACTCTTCGACAAACTCAAGGTGTGTACACCTCTCATCTTTTGACGGTTTGATGCTATTTTTACCGACTTCAAAGAAGCCGACCGGCACCATTTTGTCTGCGCTTTCTGAAGCGTAGGACAAGCCGCCCATTTCTGTTACGTGGCTGGTTTCGTCAGGACCGTACCAGACGGAGACGAAATGCGGATATAAGTCACCGTTATATTTTGCCGCATTTCGGGCCGCGGTCAGCGGGTCAAGAGCCTTGGCCCACGAGCCGTAGAATCCGGCGGTTGAAGCGATATAGGTGAAGCCGTTGGGCAACACCCAGTCTTTTGCACAATCAGTCATACTGACCTCCCGTAGTAGTTAACGATTTCAAACAGCGCACAATCATTTCTGATTGTTCTTATACTATAGCATACTATCCCATACTTGTCAAGCATAAATTTTTAAAAGTTTTATGGGCTAGTTAACTTAATTGTGGTTAACTGCGACATAGTGTCGCACCCCCTATACAAGTATGAGATTTTATGATAGACTCTCATACATGGTAGTAGTCTACCTTTTACAACTACGGGAGAAAGCTATGGGAAAGAAAGATCCTATGGGTTTCTTGGACGAAATGCTTGGGCCGTTGATCCAGCCGCCCAAGTCGGTCAAGAAACCAAAGCCTGTTAAAAAACCAAAGTAAAAATTAGGGCGGCCATGTGCCGCCCTTTTTTAATGCGTGGTCTCCGCGTTTTCGTTTTCATACTCGACCGCGGCGCGGGCTCCGCTGGCCATGCACGACGTAATCATGCCAATGGCCGTCGTCGAGTCCGGCGAGGATATTATCAGCCGGAAGATAATCGCAGTCAGTGCGCCGCCCATAGCGGCACCTGCGCCGTGACCATCCTTGGCCATTTCATCCAGCAGGTCCTCGACCCGTTGACCGGCTTCGTCAAAGCTATCGGTGCTATCCACGTTGTATCCTTTCCCAAGCGGCTCTCGTTTTCCACGCCCTCTTATAAGCTTCACGGGTATGTTCACCCTTAGATACTGTAAGTGAAGCGTGTAAATCTACCACCCGTTCTATTTCGTTGAGGGCCGTCGGCCAGTCCATGTCTCTCGACATTTCCAAAATTTCTTCTCTCTTGTTCATGTAGCACCTCCCGTGGAGCCCATACGTTAAACCAGCAATTAGAACACAAGAACCGGCTACCGTCTTTTGCGGCAGCCGGTTCGTTACAGTTATGACAACGTGTGATCTTCAGCATTGTCTTCGACCTTTTCTGCTTCCCCATACAGGATACACTCAGGGCAAGCAGTTTCAAAGAACTCACACTCTTCGCAACCCTCGACGGGTAGGTACTCAACCGTCATTGTTCACTAATCTCCTCAATTCTGTATGTGTCCTGTTCAAACACCTCTGGCGTTCCATCATATTCAAGATGAAACATTTCATGCGCCAACTCTTGAGCATGTTCCTCAGAGTCAGCCACAACCTCAATCCTTTTTGATATAGAGGCCACAATTTCAACTTCGTATTTCTTAGCCATTGGTTGTCTCCTCAACATCAATAATCACATCCTTAATGTGATCGTCCCAAATTTCTTCTTTAGCTAACTCTTTGGCCTCTTCCGCGTTGTTAGCTTCGACATCAATCCGGTGATACACCGTGACATACACTTTAAACTTTGGCATCATCGTCTCCCGTAGTACATAAGATAACTCCTATATACTACGGTGACAACATATTGTCAAGCCCCAACTGCTTCGTCTTTATCATCGCGCAGAATGCGGACGATTTCTTCAACCGGCGTCAAGTCGAGCCCGATATGTTCTGCGGACCCACGGAAGCGGTTGAGCCACGCGGCTAGTGCCACGCCAGCCTGACGACGCAGTTCTTCTTGCGAGGCTTCGTCGTCAGGGTCAAACGGCTCGTAGCCGCCGCCTTCTTTACGCTTGGCTACCGGCGATATGTATGCCGGATACTCAGCGACCTTGATTGACACGACCTCACTTTGCTGGACCTCTTCCTGCTTAACCACGATCCGTAGTCCGCTGGCCATGCGCCGTGCCATGTCGATACGCCAGTTACGCGCCGCCGTGCTATCATCCACGCCATAAAATGCGTCATACATTTCATGTTCCGGCTGGGTTGCCAGCCAGTCTACAAACTCATCGGCCTTGAATATATTATAACCAGTAGCTTGCAGATACTCGTCGATTATCCGCTGCTTGGTTTTTCTTGCAAAGTTACTCATTTACTCCTCCTTTTAAAAGTTGACCGCCATGCCACATCAGACCGCACTCAGCCACGACACATCTCAACCGCTAAACCTTGCCTAGCCGCATCTCACCGTGACAAACCCCACCTAAACCGCCGAGCCAAGCCAAGCCATGTCTAAAGTAACCTTTCCACGCCATGACCGCCCAACCTTGCCAGATCAAACCGTCCTTATCGCAACTTTCCACACCTCAACCGCCTAACCAAAACCGACCGCGCCCTACCCGACCTGACCATAACGCACCGCACCAGCCCAAAACAGAACCGCCTTGCCAAGTCTCACCGCACCACGCCATACAAAAACAGAACCAACCCTGCCAAAACCGCCGTACCGCGCCCTGCCGAAACACACCCGACCACACCACGCCGTACCCAACCGGATCTTAACCGCCTTGCCAGACCTTATCCAACCGAACCTTACGAGACCCAGCCGAAACGCACCATGACCGCCTCAACACGCCTTGCCGTGCCTTACCCAGCCGTAACACACACGACCCAACCACAACGCGCCGCAACCGCCGTGACATGCCATACCAATCCCCACCCCAACTCAAAGCACCTTAACACATCTCTCCACAACCGCCTCAACTCTCCATAACTCACCATGTCCCACCCGAAGACACCATAACCGTCTTTCCGCAACCCGCGGCGGGGGAAGAACCCCCGCCTATATTGGTTAAGCAGCCCTCCGCAACCGCTCTTCTTGTAAGAACTGCATTAGTTCTGCTGTTTCCTGATCCGCGCACTCTGGATTGTCACGCGCTAGCTCCTGAACCTCGCGGCCCTCTTGCATAAGCTCGTCCCACAACTCTTGGTATTCGCCAAGTTCTTCACCGGCTATAGAGAATGTACCGAAAGACCCACGGCCTTTTTCCTGACGGAAATCGCCAAGGCCGATTAGTTGTCCGGCATTCTGTACGAGAGAAGAGATGGAACGTGCGCTGAAATTAGGTGTAGCAAACCTGATTTCTACTTCGGCGCACCAGTTAGGAAGATAGGCACGAGTACGCATATCTGGTGTGCGGTTCATGTCCGCGGACCGTACTACGTCAATTTTAAGGTACGGCTTGCCCCAGATATTTATATTTGCCTGTGGCAAGAAGATAAGCCGGTTAACGCTGGTCTTATTTACACCAGCCGTTTCAAGCGCAGCCGTAGCCATTGCACCCTTTACACCAGCCGCTGGGAAACACAAAAGCGTGTCACCTTTTGGTTGGGTGTGCATGGAGTCGGCAAACTCCTGTTCCGGATTATGTTTGATTTCTTTCTTTTCAGCCGCAGTCTTGCGGCCTGCGCCAACAAGAAGGTCTCGTTTAGCTTTTGCCGACATACTGTTGAAGTACATCGGGGTCTGTCCAATCAAGCGGATTTTGATTTGGCCCTGCTTGATGACTGGGATGCTAATTGCATCATTAGTCTTTTTTGTAGCTGCCATTTTTTTCTCCTTTGCTAATGACATAAGAATTATCCTATATAGTCTTACTACTACATATTGTCAAGCAGAAAAAAAATACCCCCAGAGTCGTGCGAACTCTGGGGGCTACTACGGGAATTGTAAAGCTTGGGGGCTTTACAAGCCTATACATATGCGATTGTCTAGGAAAAGTCAAGAGAAATCGTCACCATGAATTAATTCTTCTAGCTCTTCGTCAGACATGTTTTCAAAATCCATGTCTTCAAATCGCTGTTTCTTAACAGGCTTACGTTTTACGGTCACCTTATCTAATTTCTTGATAGGATCACCCATGATGTCATCCAGTTTAACCACCTTAGTTTCTAAAGTTTCTATGGTAGAATATTTGTGACTACACGTTAAACACTGCCGGTGACGGCGTGTTGTATCTCCAAGTCGCCTGCTGTTATAGACCTTACTCTTTCCCTGACACTTCGGGCATATCATTTCTTTCTCCCTGACAGCAATCTGATATGACCATCTTGCATACTGAACATTGATAGTGCCCGTGAACCTCTACGGGCGGCGCGGCAGTATGGCACCGTGGGCAAAGCCCATCCTTTATCAAACGCCCCATACTGCCATCACCCTGACTTATTGTCATTTCTTTGGCGGACGACCGCGCTTTTTCTTTACCGGCGCGGCGATCTTTGCTTTTGGCGGACGGCCCCGTTTCTTTTTCACGGGAGCTTTACCGCCTACCCATGCTTCGTTGACCGTGGGTGTTGATTTATCGTCAGCCCGCAGACGCCCTTTGTCATCTCTAGCCCGTTCAGGCTCACAGAAAAACATAGGGAAGAACAGTCGTAAGAACTTATTTAGCATATACCTCTCCTTAGTAACTAAGACTTATCGCATACCATAGTTAAAAAAAATGGTCAACCGATTGTTTTGCGATAGACGTTCCACATGACGCGAAGCTGACCAGATATTGTCCGGCCCTCTAATTTCGCTAATTTTTTAATCTCTTCGTACACTTCGATGGGTACGAGGACCGATTTCCACTTGGTAATGTCCATATATAGCTCCTTATGTGTAGGAATATATAAGAGAAGTTGTTATTTTACAAGCAAAAAAGGCCCCGCCGAAGCGGGACCAGTCTTCTAAGGGAGGATTTACATGAAACAATTACTCTGCTTCACCCCAACTAGGACCGATCTCAATGTCACATAAGTTGGGTATCTCCAACGGTACAGCATTTTCCATAATTTCTGCAACCTCTTTCGCTTCTTCACGATTTTTCACAGACATGGCGATTTCATCATGTATTTGCACAAGAGGTATGCGTCCTGTCTTGTAGATGTTCACCATTGCTTTTTTAGTCATGTCCGCGGCAGACGCTTGGATCAGCCTGTTAAGTGCTTTGTAAGTGTACGCCCGCTTCAATCTGGTGGTCTCACCGTACTCGCGGATGGCCTCTTGGTATGGCAGAGCCTTGTTCATGGCAAAGGTGTCGGGCTCCCATAGGTCAAACCGGCACTTACGTCCCAGTATCGACCGGACGGAACCACTCCCGTCCTTTTTGTTCAGGTGATTTTGTACGCCGTTCATCAGTCCTTTCACAAACGGGACGCGGTCATGGTATTGCTTAACCAGACCCTTGGCCTCTTCGACATCAATATCTAGCTGGTCAGATAGTTTGTTGACGCCCATGCCATACATCATGCCAAGGTTAATTGTCTTCGCCTGTTTGCGCGGGATCTCCGCCATTTCTGCGACCATCGTATGAAAATCCATATTACTATCATGTCTATAAGCATTGACGAACTCCTCTGCGCCGTTGAGTAACGCGCCTCTTGTCTTGCCGAAAACGTATGCGTAATGAACCAAGATCCGTGGTTCCTGTTGCGAGAAATCTATAGCCGCCCACTGGTCACCCTCTTCCGGCAGGAACAGACTGCGTATCATCGGCCCCATCTCAGGGTCACGCGCCGGTATCTGTTGTAGGTTTGGGTTTGACATGGATATGCGCCCCGATACCGTGCCGCCATCGTCAGAACGGATCTGGTTGATGTGGCTATGTATGCGGCCATCAGAGCGGCAGTGCTTCATTATGGTGTTGATGAACGTGCCGCTGGTCTTGTTCAGGTTACGGGCTTGCACGATCAGCCGTGCCAACTCGTGGTCATGGTCCGTGAGAAACGATTTAGTAAATGACGGGGCGTTCTTTTCTGTCTTTGGATACGGTATGCCCAGCGCGTCAAATGCTTTGGCTATGGACGCGGCGGCCCATAATTCCACGTCCATACCGGCTACACGTTTGATTTGAGCAAGCACATCTTTCTCTTTACTCAGAAGCGTGTTCCGCGTTTTCTCAACTCTGTCCTGATCTACCCGTACCCCGCGCCATGTCATGTCGATCAGGCATGGCAACAGGTCAAGCTCTAGGTTTGCGATTGGCCAGAGCTCTTCTTTGGTAAGCTGGGTGGACAGGTAGTTCCAAAGATCCAGTGTGATCTCTGCGTCGTTCTGGGCGTATGGCCCCACATACATGGCTGGCATTTTCCACATCTCAGCCTTGGGGTCCAAGCCAAACTCGCGGGCCGCTTCTTGCAGAGTCTTCTCAGTCTTTATTTTACCTAGCAGATCGTAAGAGAGTGAGTTGAGGCTGTAGCTGAAGCGGTTCTCATCCAGCAGTGCGGCCACCAGCATGGTGTCGATTATGCGCCCGTTGATGGTAAAACCCATGCGGCGTATCCAGCCCGCATCATACTGCGCGTTGTGCATGATCTTGTCGGCTGGACACTCAAACACTTTCTTCAGCCACTTGTTGACTATGCGCTCATCCAGATTGCCGCCACCTAAATGTCGGATAGGTATGTATCCGGCCCAGTCGGCAACAGCCACGGCGTAGCCCACTACCTCGCCGTCACCGGTAGGCCATCCGGGCCCGTTGGACTTGAGGTTTGGGTCCTTTGTCTCAACGTCGATGGCTATTTGTTTAGCATCGAATATGTCGGGTAGCTCTGCCGGTGGAACCCATTCACTCTTGGGTCCGAACATTGTCATCTGTAGTGCCATATTATTTCCAGTAAATGGTTACGATCTCATCACCCTGTTGAAGAACCTTCCAGCCCTGATTGAGGTAATGGTCCAGTTGTTCAGCGCGGATGAACCGAATGAGCTTATCTGATCTTTTAATCACCCGTTTCTTCGCCACCTAACGCTCCATACCCGCAAATATCTACCCAACTGTCCTCATGCCGTGGTGTTACTACCAGACGGGCTAGCTTAACAGCGACCATACATTGGTAAACCTGTTGAACAGTAACAGGTTTATCTAGCAGAACAGACCACATCTGTGCAATACGGGCGTGGTTTTCATACGCGTCACCATATTCTTTGGCCCGTGCGCCGTTGATTATGGTCTTTGCTTTTTTGAGTACGTCATTACGTTTCATATCTGATAACTCCTCGTAGCATCGTCAGGCTCAACTAAATATAGGTTCTGCTTGGTCCGTGTGATGCCAACATAGAACACACGGTGCAGATCGTCAGGCGCGAGTTCCGCGGCCTTTGATGCGGCTGGTGATATCTCTGTAAACAGAACCACGTTATCAGCCTCGCCGCCTTTAGAT